GCGATGGTGTGTGGGATGTCACTTTTGCTGCGACGGATTACCAGCTCGAGCCGTTGAACGGCACGCTGGATGGAATTACGTGGGCGTATGATCGTGTCCGCGCCGTCGGGGATTACGTGTTCCCGACGACGAGCGTCCTCCAGGGCGAAGGGCAGGCACTCGTGCGCGTCACGGCTGTGTGGGGGTGGCCAGCGATCCCGAAGGCGATCGAGACGGCAACGATCATTCAGGCTACACGAATCTTCAAGAGATTTGATTCGCCGCTCGGTGTCGCCGGCTTTGGGGATTTTGGTGCTGTTCGCGTGTCGCGGTTTCTTGATCCTGATGTGGAGCAGCTCGTTCAGCCGTATCGGAAGATGCGGAACGTGAAGTGAGCGCGACCGTTGGCGAGATCAAGACGGCGCTCGCAGCGGCGCTGGGTACGATCACGGGTCTGCGCGCGTATGATCGCCAGCCGGATAATCTGAACGCGCCGTTTGCTTTTCCGAGCCTGGAGACGATTGAGTATCACGGCGCGATGAGTAATGGACTCGTCACGCAGACGTACCGTATTAGTGTGATCGTGGGTCGTGCTGCGGAGCGCAGCGCAGAGGATCGCCTTGACACGTACCTGTCTTATGATCAGGGCGGCATTCGGTACGCGATCGAGTCTGATCCGACGCTCGGCGGGTATGCGCGGACGAGTATCGTAGAGTCGGCGGGTAGCATTCAGACGATCGACGGTAACGATACGACGTATCTTATGATCGAGTTCCGCGTCATTGTGTACGCATAAGGAGACGAGATGAGCAAGACGTATAAGGTTGTCGAGGGTTTTACGGTGTACGGGAAGAAGGGTGGCGAGCTGATTTCTGAGGATGAGATTGGTAGCCAGGCGCTTCTGGACGGGCTTGTTGGGTCTGGTCGTCTGATTCTCGTAGAACCCGTGAAATCGTCGGCTACAATCAAGAAGGTAAACGACGACACCTTGAAAGGGGTCTAAGTAACGTGGCTAAGCTCGTAATGACCAACGCGAACGTGACCCTCGGCGGCACGGACATCAGCACGTACGTCGCTTCGGTGACGCTCAACATCTCTGTGAATGAGGTCGAAACGACCGCCTTCGGAAGTGGCGCGGTGACGAGGACGGGCGGGTTGCAGGACAATTCTGTGACGCTCGACATGCACCAGGATTTCTCGGCGATCGAGGGCCTCGTCTATCCGCTGATCGGCTCGACGACTTCGCTCGTCATCAAGCCGAACGGCACCGCCGTTGGCACCGCGAATCCGTCGTATACGACGAATAGTGTGCTTATCACCGAGTGGACGCCTGTAAACGGAGCTGTGGGAGAGTTGGCTACTGCGTCCGTAACGTGGCCCATCTCGGGTACCGTGACGAAGGCTGTAGCCTAAACTCATCGCGCCTATCGGCGCTAGTTGGAGGGAATGAGGATGCAAGTTCAGTTCAAGATCAAGCCGAAGGGCGGCGCCACGGAGATGGTGACCGCCGAGCTCGTCGACGTGATCGCGTGGGAAGAGAAGTTTCAGCGCCCTTCGACCGAGCTTGGCGGCGATACGATCTTCGCTCGCGATTTTGTCTGGCTTGCGTGGCATAGCGTGCAGCGCCAGGGCAAGACAACGCTGGACTTCATGGATTGGGTTGCGACGCTTGAGGATATCGAAGGCTCCGAGTCGGCCCCTTTAGAGCACTCGGAGAATCCTCCTCCCATTGGCTGATCGCGAGTCTCGCGGTCGAGACCGGCATAGCACCGAGCCAACTCTTGCTCGAGTCGGAGCGTATGCTTTGGACAATGCTCGGCTACATCAGGTGGCGAGCGGTTCACTCGCAAGGATAGTGTGATGGCACAGCCGTATCGCGTGCGGGGCCTTGACGAGGCTCTGGACACTCTGAAGAAGATCGATCCCGAGTTGTATAAGGCGGCTCAAAAGCGGATCAAGGGTGATGCGAAGCCGATGATTACGGAGGCTCGTAATGGTGTGCCGCAGCAGTCTCCGTTGTCTCGGTGGAAAGAGTCGAGTGGTGCTGGTCAGCGTTCGGGTGAGGCGCGGTTGCCTGCTTGGAGTGGGCGCCCTGCGAATCGGATCAATGCGAGCGTGCGTCGTCGGAAGATTCGCGGGACGGGTGGTAAGCGTACGCTGATGAAGATGCAGCAGACGAGTCCGGCTGGTGCGGTGTTTGACATTGCTGGGCGGAAGAATCCGGGCGGCTCGCAGTTCAATCGGAATCTGATTGCGAAGTATGGCCCGGCGTCGCGAAGTATGTGGCCGGCGGCGGAGAAGCATTTATCTACGGTTCAGAAGAGTATTGAGAAGAGCGTTTCGGAGATGGAGCGCACTCTCAATACGGAGCTGCGTACTCGTGGGCCTAGGTAGGAGCCGGTAGACTACTCGTATGGCTGTCGTTGTCCCTATCGTTGCTGATACGAGTGGCCTTAGTCGCGGACTAAAGGGAGCGGGTAGTGGTCTTGCTCGCTTTGGAAAGCTTGCTGCTGTAGCGATCGGTGTCGGCGTTACGGCCGAGTTGTATAAGAGTGTGAAGGCTGCTGCGGAGGCTGAGAAGAGCACGCAAGCACTCCGTGGTCAGTTGCAATCGCTCGGTAAGAGTGATGACGTAAACAAGTTGCAGGAGCAGTTCACGCAGCTTGCGACGACGATGGGTGTGGATGATGAGGCAGCGTCGCGCGCGTTCACGACGATTCTGCGCCTTACGGGTGACTCGACGAAGGCGATGGAGGGCCTCAACCTTGCGCTGGATCTTTCTGCGAATACGGGTTTTGCTGATCTTGAGAAGAATGCGATGCAGGTTGGTCGCGCGATCAATGGCAATACGCGCCTTTTCAAGCAGTTCGGCATTACGGTGGATGAGAATACGACGAAGCAGGAGGCGCTCGCGATTGTGCAGCGTCGCGTCCAGGGTCAGGCCGAGTCGTTTGGTGCGAGTGCTACGGGATCATTCCAACGCTTCAATGAGGCGGTGGAGAATCTGCGCGAGTCGATTGGTGCTCCGCTGGTGATCGCTTTGGCGAATGCTGCTAGTGCTGTTTCAACATTCTTGAATAGGTTTCGTGAGCAGCCGACGCTTGAGGCGAAGATTCGTCTTGTGATTGGCACGCTTTCTGATGCGGCTGGTCGCGCGTATCGTGATGTATTGGCTTGGTGGAATACGACTCAGAAGATCGATCTTCCGGCGCGTGTCATTCTGATTCCAAGTGGTCGCCAACAATTCGATACATTCTTCAAGGGTATTGAGGCGAGTGCGAATCAGGCTGGTAAGAATGCTGCTGGGCTTCTGATTGGTTCCTTTAGTAATACGGGACGTAAGCAAGCGACTTCTCAGCTTAGGGGGATTTTTGATCAGGTCTTCAGTATCTGGCAGTTCACATTCAAGATCGGCGGCGGCACACTTGCGAACGAGTTTGTTTTGGGTTGGGTTGAGCGTCTTGGTGAATTGTATGTAGACATTGCTCAATCATTGAGTGAACTATTTACGAAGGCAGTCGATAGCGTGACTAGTTCACAAACGTGGAAGGATCTTGGGCGTGATCTTGCAGAGTCAATAATTACCGGCCCTCGTGTCAAGGCTGCCGTGACAAAACGGAACATCATTACGGACACGGTGCGTGCTGCGATCCAGGACGCGCGTCGTCAGCTCCAATCGTTCGGATCTAATCTCGTGTCGTTCATGTCGCAGAAGCGTGCTGCGCTGCTTCGTGTGGCTGGTGGGCCTACGGGTGCTGAGGCGACGGCGGAGCAGCGGCGTATTGAGGATGAGCGTTTCAAGATCGCAGAGAAGGCGGCTCGAGACGAACTCGCAAATGCCGAGGACAAGACGAGCGCGCAACTAGATTTGGATCAGCTCCTCCTCGATCGTCAGATGACGCTTCGCGAGCGCGCACTCGCTGATGCGGAAGAGACGGACAAGAAGACGATTGATAACCTCATCGAGCAGTTCAATCGTGGACTGATCTCGGCGGCTGACTTCTCTAACCAGTTGAAGGGGTATCTTGGCTCGGACTTCGGCTCTGAGCTTGGCATTGCTTTTTCTGGTGCGTTTGAGCGCGAGTTCTC